TACTGAAGTTAAAGCAATCATCTCTTACGCTGATAACGATTTTCATACTGGCACAATCTATCGCGCTTGTAACTTTAAGTATTGTGGTCTTACAGATGCAAAAAAAGATTTCTATTATGCAGATGGCACCAAACATTCAAGAGGTAAAGTAAAAGGTGCTGAGGGAGAATGGCGTTATCGCTCCCGCAAGCACCGATATGTTATGATTTTTGATAAGAATCTAAAACTCTTATGGACTGATGAGGCGAGTGTTCTCAGTTCTGATTAGATTATCACTTACATATTGTGAACTTTCTGTATATGTCATAACTACTTTCATATCATTTAAGAATTGCTGCAAATAAATTGGATTTAATAGATATATTTCTCTTTTCTTATCATTTTCTATTACTTCATACTCATAATTTGTTACACCAATAACTGGATTTATTTCTCCTGTTGTATCAGATGTAAAAGTAGTATTTTCATACGCTCCAATACCAGTGTAGGTAGATCCAAATGGAACGACAATTTTAAAATTAGGATCTACAATTTGTCCTCTCAGCAAAATTAATCTATTATTTTCATCTCTAACTTCAACTGTTTGGTAGTGATGAATTTCATTTACATTTTCAACAGAATATTTTTTCTCAGTATAAACATATAGATCTTTGTTAGAAAGTGGCCATTGATCCCTTACATTTGTAATCCCAGCAGAAATTAAAACAACCCAATCATAATCTGGATTTCCATAGAGTGTATCTGCAACCGTATCAGGTCTTGCTCCCTCTGGTATTTGAAATTTGCTGTATAGAGAAATGTTGTCTTGTAACCAATCTAAAACTTTAACACGTCGAAATAGATTCTTAACCCTTACAAAATCTCTTGAAGAGTTTGAATGTGGTAAAGTTGATGGTATTTCTAAGTCTGGTAACTCTCTAAAATATCCCATTTTAATAACCTACTCCGTCAGCAGATTCGTCTTGTAGATAATCTTCATAGTATACTGGATCAAGTTCTTTAAATACCAAAGTCATTTGCAAGTGAACAGGAGATCCATCCTCATAAGTTGCATATGTTCCTGATCCTGTATAATTTACAGACATATCAGTTAACGCACAAGGTTTAAATGTATTTAAAAAAGGATGTTTCTTTGGACCCATTTTATAAGTTAACTGATAAACACTAGGAGCTTCAATAAAGAATCCAGATCTATTATTGCCCGTTCCCGCTCCACCATTTCTGGCAGACATAGTTGACTTTAATGTCCTGATGATTCCTTTTATTTCTAGTGCTTCTTTTTTAGATCTTGGTGCAAGGTCAAATGTAAATTGGAAACCTCTTAAATTTACACCTTGGAATAAGAGTTCAAGGTTTGAGTTAAGAACCATTCCAGTTGTTCTTGCAATTAATCCACTTGTACTTACATTTCCACCAAGATTGCTTATAGATCTTCCTGCTAGTCCTTGAATTAGTGCTTCTTTTAATTTTGGATCATTTGCAATTTTTGTGCTTCCTTGTGACACAAACTCAACTGCAGATTTTGCCATTTCCAAAACACCATCTTTAATACCTTCACCTGCAAGACCAATACCTGCCGCTTCTATTGGATTGATTGTATCTTCACTCCAACTAACAGAATTATTATCGCTTACGTTTTGAGGTATTGGCAGAATAATGTAATGTGTTGGTGAACTCTTTGATGTTCCCATTCTTTGACTAGCACCTGGCATAGAAAGTGGTGGACCAAAATCAATTGATCCTGCAATGTAATCAAATATTTTTATTTCCAAGTAGTCGGAAGTGCTGTCTATCCTTTTCATAGGATATCTAAACGTATTCTTTCCACCACCATCGTTGAAATAACTTGGTGGAGAAGTTGCATTAGAATAAGCATTGGCGTAAGCGTTCTCCGCCGAAGCCGCTGCATATGCATCACTACCTATTGGAGCACCAACGTTAAGAGGCATTTATACTACTTTTTTAGTTATTTAGACGGAAATTGGCAAAAGGTATTGCTTGTAGATCTTTTATTTCTGATGGGTAAACCTCATATACAGATCCCGCTACTTCATTCCAAGTATATTGTCTAACTTCTCCCCAGTGCATATTTAATCCTTTAAATCCCCATTGAAATACATCAGTTACAGCAACAAGGGGATTTTGATCATACCTTATGTTTGGTGTTTTAGCATTATAGACAAAGATATAAAACTTACCAACCTGCGGAATCTTTCCACTTTCGGAAACAACTTCTAAAAGTTCAAGCATTAAATCATCACCACTTTCTTTTCCAGTGATGCCATCAAGAACAGAACGGACACGATTGCGATTTGTATCAGTATCCGTAGGTCTTTTTGCTGTTCTCTGTTCTTCTAGTTTTCTTTTTTGTGATTGGAGAAGAGTTTCTCTCTTTTCTGCCATTATTTGATACCTTTTTTACTGACAAACATTCCACCATTTTTTAAGATAAGATATCTAGAAAGTCCTGTTTTTTCCATAGTTTCAGTCATAGATGTATATATTTTTTCATCATAGAGAACTGGTTTTCGATTAGGGCTTGGTCTACCTTTCATTATTTCACTATGTCTTTTATGCTTTTGTTTGTCAGTCCTATTTCTTTCTGCCATTTTTTTTAAATTTTCTGTGTAATATGACATTGGTCTTGGATTATTTTTTAATCTTTCTTTATGTGCATTTGATATTTTTTGTCTTACCTCTTCTGGAATCAATCTTCCTTTTAAACTTTTTCTATTTGAAGCACCTATTTTTGCTTTAACTTCTGGTCTTTTTGATGGACTATTTTCACCATACATTACAGGTGGAGAATTACCACCATCAGCAATATTCATCAATATTCCACTTCCATTACACTTTTTACCAAAAACAGCAATCATATAAACTTCGTGCCTAAATGCTTCTTCTTCAGTAAGATTTTGCTTTAATTTTATTATTCTACTTCTATCTTTTGGTGGTCTGCAATTTTTACCCCTATGATCATATAATCTATGACCTTTACCTTTTCCAATGTAGTAAGGCAATCCATCATTTTGGAGATATGCATAAGTGTAATATTCATTCATTTATTTTTTTAATCTCTGTCATTATTTATTATTAAAAAGTTCATTTTCAGTTAAAACTTTGAACTCATATCCACGATCAAGGCACCATTCTTTTGCTGCTGACCATTTTGCTTGATTCTTAGCATATTCATATGCTTCGGCAATGTATCCTTTTGTTTGTCTTTTTGGTTTTTGCGGAGGAAGAGTTTGTCTTTTTGGTTTAATCTCAATCATATATTTTTTGATTGATCCATTTTCTTCTTTAACCTTGATAAGAAAATCTGGAAAGTATCTATGAACCTTCCCATCAACAGGAGATCTATAAGGAATGCACTTCTCCTCAGACTGCCACTCTAAAACATTTTCATTCAAATCACAGTAAACACAAAACTTTCTTTCCCACAGAGAACGATAGATGATATTGGTCGGGTCTCCCTTATATTTTTGTGGATAAGATGGTTTATATTTTCCTTTATACGACATCTAAATAACTAAAAGACTCATAATAGGTATTTAGAGTGCCCGCACCAGCAAAAAGAAAAATATCAGAGTTCAAACCACTTTTCACTAACCTTGCACAAACATCACATTATCAAGTACTTTTTGGTGGGTTAGGTTCTGATTTAAGAAGACATTTACTTGTTAGAGGAATTGATTCTCGCTTTATTGGAGAATCAGTTGGGTTACTTTGTAATTCTGCTTCTCTTCCAGGAAGTTCATTTGCAACTGCGGATATTGTTGGTAATTATACTGGTGTTGCAGAAAAAATGGCACATACCAGAACCTTTACACAAATTGACTTAGAGTTTTATGTTGATTCTGATTATAAAACAATAAAGTTTCTTGAACACTGGATGGAATTTATTTCAAGTGGTTCAAAAGAACAACCCTATAAAGAAGGGTATCATTTTAGAATGAGATTTCCGGATGAATATAAAACTAATTCAACTCGTATTATAAAATTTGATAGGGATTATAAAAAATATATTGAATATACTTTCTATGGATTATTTCCACTTACTTTAAATTCAACATCAATTGCATATGAATCTTCTGGAATTTTAAAAGCAAGTGCATCTTTTAACTATGAAAGATATGTTTGTGGTAGAACATACAGTATTGACGTTGGTAGAAGGCAGGACAATAATAGAGTTCCAGAAATTAGAACAAGTTTCTTGAACGAAACTGAGAATAATAGACCTAGATATGTACCTGTTTCCGCAGGCGCTGCCGCAGCAGGAGGAGTTAGATTTAGACCATTTGATGTACCGACAGGTGAAGCAATTGTTACCGATCAACTGTTCTAATATCCTCTCTAAATATTTTTATCTGATTTGTAAGGATTATTATGCCTTTACCTAAAATTTCCACACCAACATATGAGTTGGAAATTCCTTCTAATAAACAAAAGATTAAATATAGACCTTTCCTGGTAAAAGAAGAAAAGATTCTAATCATTGCTATGGAAAGTGATGATACCTCACATATTGCCAATGCAGTTAAGAACGTTATCTCTGCCTGCATACTAACAAAAGGTGTAAAAGTTGAAGAACTTTCAACTTTTGATATTGAATATCTATTCCTCAACATTCGTGGTAAATCTGTTGGGGAAGATGTTGAACTTTTAATTACTTGTCCTGATGATAATGCTACTCAAGTTCCTGTACTAATCAATCTAGACGATATTCAAGTTCAAGTATCAGAAGATCATACTAAAGATATTAAAATTGACGATAATCTTATGTTGAGGATGAAATATCCTTCAATGGAAGAATTTATCAAAAATAATTTTACCATGGGAACTGAACTTGGCGTAAAAGAAACTTTCAATTTGATTGGATCTTGCATTGAACAAGTTTATTCTGAGGAAGAGTCTTGGGCAGCAGCAGATTGCTCTAAGAAAGAAATTATGGAATTTGTAGAGCAACTTAGTTCTAAACAGTTTAAGGAGATAGAAAAGTTTTTTGAAACTATGCCTAAACTATCCCACAAAATTACAGTTAAGAATCCAAAAACTGGTGTTGAAAGTGAAGTTGTTTTGGAGGGACTCACATCTTTTTTCGCATAGGTATGGCTCACGAGGACATTGAGTCATACTATAAGGTTAATTTTGCCTTGATGCAGCACCATAAATATAGCTTGACAGAATTAGAAAATATGATTCCTTGGGAAAGAGAAATTTATCTTTCTCTGCTTAAACAATATGTGGAAGAAGAAAATCTAAAACAACAACAGGGTGGAAATGGCTGAGATTCAATCACCAATATCAGGGGGATTAAGAGTCGCTAGGAGAACAATATCTGCGGATGCTTTTGTTAGAGCATCAGCACCTCCCCCTGCTGTTGCTCAACCAGATCCAGTTACAACATCATTAATTCAAAGAAACTCGTTAGCATTAAATACAGTTTCTCAACAATTATCATCTTTATCGCAGCAAGTTAATTCTTTGAATGCTGCGATGCAAAATGTTTATGGAAATATAACACAAGGTGCAGCATTAGAAAGAAGAAAAGATGCTCAGGAGCAAGAACAGGAGAGAAGACTTGCCGAGCAACAGTTAAGAGAAGGTAAAGAAAGTATAATTGAAAGGAAGATACAAAGTGCCCTAGTATATCCTGTTCAGAAAATTGCAGCAAAATCATCATTTACGTTATCTCGTTTAATGCAATTCTTCACCACTTTACTTGGTGGGTGGTTATTAAATCAAGGATTAGAAACGATTAAAGCACTTGGTGAAGGAAATAAAAAAAGATTAGAAGAAATTAAAAATAATGTTCTAAAAAATCTTGGTATTATTGGTGGGGTATATGCTGGTATCAGATTTGGTTTAACATCATTATTCAATGTAACAACAAGACTTGCTGCAAGAATCGCCAGTGCTGTTGCTGTTGGATTATTTTTAAAACCTGTTCAAGCACTTTTAGACGGTGTTAAAGGTGCAGCAAATAAGTTAATACCAAAAATACAAAATACCCTTCCTAATTTTTCTGGTGGTAAAAGTGGATCTGGTGGAGGAAGTGGTGGCGGAAAACCAGATGGCAAGAATCCTCCCGCAGGACCAGCAAGAACACCAGGAGAAGCATCTAAAAGAGTTGGACAAAAGGGAGCAAATAGATTTTCTCCAAGTAGTTTACTTGGTCCAATAATTGGTGGATTAACTGGTGGAACTATTGATACTATGCAGGGAGAAGATCCTGCAAAAGCATATACCACTAATTTAGGGGGAGCTGCTGTTGCCAGTTATGCTGCTGGATTAGTATCTAAATTACCATTACCACCTATAATAAAAATTCCAGCAACTCTCGCAACTGGATTCTTTTCGTATGGTCCTGCAACAGATATGTTAAAAGGATTTTATGAAAGTGGTGAAAAAATGTTTACTGGTGGTTCTGATACAGAACCTGTTAATACTTCCGCTCAACCAACTCAGAATAAAATTCCAGATATTGCTTTTAATTCAAACAAAGAAAATCTAGCGAACACTGAATCAACTAAAACAACAGATGTAACACAAATTTCAAAAGAATTTGATGTCAAATCTCCACCATTGTATGGAACAATTGAAGCAGATCAAATAGCATCGGAAATTAAAAAACAAGTAACTCTTGAAAAAGATACTAACTTGATGGCAGAAACTTTATCATCTAAACCTTTGATGGCATCTGAAAGTGTTACGATGGCAGATAATGCGCCACTAAAACCCTTGGAAGCACAAATAATGCCAATCAAAAAAGAGGCATCTATGGTAGCACAAAGTGTTGGACCATTACCAGAACCAACACCTACTATCATTCCTCTACCTCTTGGTGGTGGAAATAAAGCATCTGGTAGTAAAATTGTTTCAGGTGGAACTCAGGAACCAATTCCAACAATCAGTGCTGAAAATTTTAATAATTTTTATCTTATGTTTGCACATCGTGAATACAATGTACCCATAGGATAATATGGCAGAAAAACTTCAAAACACTCTAATAAAATCATCATTAGGTGTTGATAAGATTAAAAAATCTGTTATGAGTTTTAGTAGTAGTATTAACTCTACTCAAAAAACTGCAATGAAGATTAATACTTCATTGGTTGACAGTAATAGGCAGAAGCAGCAGGCAACTCGTCTCTCCATATCAAACTTTCAAAAAAGAAGAGAGGCAGTTAGAAGAAGAGAAAGAGAAGATATAATTGAGGCATCTGGAATTGGTGGTGCGGTTAAAAGACAGGGAAAAGTAATTGCTGCAAGTACAAAAGGATTCCTAGGAAGAATATTAGATTTTGTAGGCACTTTAATGGTTGGATGGTTATTAAATAATCTTCCAGTTATTATTCGTCTTAGTGAAGAACTCATAGGAAGAATGAGAAAATTATATGTTGTGTTGAGATCTTTTATGAACAATGTAACAACTATACTATCTGGGTTTAATAGTTTACTTGTAGGAACTATTCAAAATTTTATGACTTTTGATTTTAGTGATCAAAAGCAATTAATTGACAGTAGCCTATCAACTATTCAAGGTGGTCTATTGGGAATTGAACGTGATTTGAGTAGTGCGATGGATCTTTTAACCCAACCACTAGATCTTGGATTTGGTGTATTAGATATACCAGATAGAGATCAAGGACCTATTGCTGCACCAGAAGGTGTTCCTGGAACTAGTACAACCGATCAACTGCAACCAATTCATAAACAAGCACTTGATATTATATCTGGTCCAGAAAGTGGAGGAAGTTATAATGCAATGAATCAGGGTACTATTGGCAAAAAAATTGTAGGATCTACTCTGGATTCTAAAACTAAGATTGGAAAAAATCTTACAGATATGACCATTGGTGAAGTGTTACAAAGACAACAGTGGTTAATGAACAAGAGTAATCCACAAGTTAGTGATTATGGTGTATATGCTGCTGGAAGATATCAATTTGTTCCAAATACTTTACCCGGAGTTATGAAATCTGCCGGATTATCTCCAGGAGATAAATTTAGCCCAGAAAATCAAGATTTAATGGCAATTGCTCTTGTTAAAGAAAGAGGTATTCAACCTTGGACTGTTGGTGGATCAAAATATACCGCAGAAGAGATTAGAATAGTTGAACAAGCAAGAAAAACTCCATTAGGTAAAAAACAAGTAACAACACCATCACCAGCAACACCTTTACCAAGATCTCGTGTAATTGATGAAATTGATGTATCTGGACCTAAGGGTGGTTTACCTGATGTTGGTCTCTCTGGTGGAGGTGGTGAATATGGTGCTCCTAGAAAAGGGAGAAAACATGCAGGTATTGATATAGGTACGAGTGGACAAAAAGGTTGGTTAGTTGGATTTAAGTCATCAGGAACGGTAACTTATGCTGGCGCTGCTGGTGGATATGGTCTATTAGTAATTATTAGATCTGGTAATACTGAGTATTATTTTGCACACCTTGCAAGAATTTTTGTTAAAAAAGGACCTTATAATGGTGAGGCAATCGGTGAAATCGGAAATACAGGAATTGGTTCTGGAATACATTTACATTATGAAGTAAGACCAAATGGCCAACCAATTAATCCAAGACCGTATTTAAATCTTCTTGATATTGGAAGAAAAACTGTACCTCTTTCTACTCCCATAAGTGCTGCAAATGTACCAGCGACTACAAGTTCCCCTGTATCTGCTCAGATTGCTAGTGCAAAACCAGGAGAAGCATCACAAAACGCATCACAACTTGCAAAGGAAAGAAGAGGGCAGACAATAATTGTTCCAATACCAGATCAAACTCAAATAGCACAGGCAACGCCTACAATCAGAGGAAGTTCAAGACGAGGAAATCCAATGCAGTCCGCAGGTTTTGATAAAAATGCATTAAATAGTATGAGTCATATGCAACTAACCTCATTAGCGTAACTTTAAATGGCAGCCATAGATAAATCAATATACGAATCAGTTATAC